ATGACAGAATTTACTAATCCAGATGGTACATCAGGAGGTGCTAGCAATGTATTAAGCGGTTTTGGATTTAACTTTATAATAAAAGCAGAAGAAGATCCGTTAATGAACATATTTAATGGTGCTCCAAACCAAGTAACTAATGGATATTTAGGAACAACTCCTGATTACAGTCAACAAGTGTATGAATGTTTAGATTCTACTGGAGCTAGAACTACATTAAGTTCAGCTGGATTTATTAGATTTGGATTATCCGGGTTAAGTAGGGATACCGAGGAAAAATTCGATAAATTTGCAATCCCTGTATTTAACTGGTAAATAAATATTAAAGACAATGGCTGTAGAAATTTTAGAAAACACATTATTAAAGCTTTTAGTTAGAAGAGGAAACGATGCTGATAGAAGGCAAGTTACCCTAGCTAGTGGAGAACTTGGTTACACTACTGATACTGAAAGGTTATATATAGGAAATGCTTCAGATAAAGGAGGAGTGGTAGTTGGTAATAAATGGCAAGGTAGTAACGCAGATTTAACTTCATTAGCACCTGCAGTTACTGGAGACTATGCTTACGAGACTGATACAAGAGAATTTAAAGTTTTAACTTCTGGTACTGGTAGTGCTGCAGCTAACTGGACAACTGTTTCGCAAAATTTAACAGCTGCAGATAATACTATTGATATAACTAGTGGTAAGATTAAAGTTGCTGCTTTTACAGGTGGTGGAGGTCTTTCTGCTGATAATATATCACCTACTGCTCTAGGAGATTCATTAGTATTAGATGGTACTTATAAAGTATCATTAAGCAATAATATTAATATTGATGAAATTACAAAAAGATCAAGTGATTCTAGTTATTTGACTTTACCATCAACTTTAAAAATTAATACTATAGAATATAATTTCCCAAGCAATGCTCCTTCAAATAATGCGTTTCTAGGTTCTGATGGTAATAATAATTTAAAATGGTCATTTCCGAATATAATTGAATCAACTGTTGCTCCAACAACTGCTACTTTCATACCTGTTGGTTCAGTTATGCCATTTATTTCATCTGGTGGCGGTGTTACACCGCCTTATGGGTGGTTATATTGCGATGGTACTTCATTATTAGGTTCTGATTATAGAGATTTATCTGCAGTTTTAGGAAGCTCTCTTGGTGGTAATACTTCGGTATTTAACTTACCTGATTTCACCAATAAGTTACTTTACGGTGCAGCAGACCCCGTTACTAACTCATTATACCCTATGGCCTCAGGGGTAGGTTTGTCAGCCTCTCCTTTGTCTGCGACTGGTGCACATTATATTATTAAAGCTGTAGGAGGAGTTTCTATACCAACATTAACTGTCGGTAAAAATTTATCTGCATTTGTTAATAATATTGATAAAACTGGTACTGCATTTGATCCTTTAAGTGGTAATGTAGTTATTGAAAAAACTCCTCCTGGGCAACAGGTATTTGAATCTGGAGCTGCTAATAAATTTTTTATGCCGGCTGGTATACATTTTATAAAGTACTATGTAACTGGATCTGGCGGAACAGCTGGTGGTAACTCAGGTGGCGCTGCTGCTACTGCAATAGGCTATTTATCAGCTGCGCCTGGTTCAGGATTTTTAGTTAAAGTTGGTTCTGCTCCTGCACAATCATCTTCAACAAACGGAGATTCTTCTGTAATATCATTATGTGCAGGAACAGCAATAGTAACTGCAGGAGGCGGTAAAGGTAATTCTGATGATGAAGCTGGTACTGCAGATGCTACTATAGTTACTAGTAATGCATCAGTTTTAAATGGATATACTATAAAAGGTGGCCATGGAGGCGCAGCAAGAACAGGAAGAACAGTTTATGGTTCTGGTGCTGCTTCATATTGGGGTAATGTTCCTGCTCCTGGTGCTGGTCAGGGAGCTCTAGACTTTAAACCTACTGGTATGTATCCAACTAATGGTATAGTTATCTTTGAGTGGACCTAGTGGATATTTGGTTATTTTTAAGTAACTAACATATGAACGAAGTAATAGTTGAAGGGTTAGATTATGAGGATTTTGTCGCGTTAAGGGATATTTTATCTAATAATACTAACTTTAGTGCACAAGAGCGAACGTTATACGATAATAACCATATTTTAATAGAAAAAATAGAAAAGATTTTAGAAGTGTTCGAAGAATAAATACTTCTATGAATATAAGTGTAGCCAGAGCGAGTGCACTTTGCGAAGAGTTTTCGGATTATGTATTGTATGATGATGTATGCGAGAGTGTATTACTAAACGTACATGAAGATTACTTTTCTACATTAATTCGTGAACTTAGAAAGATTGGCTACGTCTTAATATTCAAAACCAGGTTAAACGCAACTAATTCCTTGACCTGTACTTTTATAAAGGAATGAGTAATTAAATATTATAAATGGCCTTTCCTAGCGACATTAATTTACCCGGTAGTTCAAGATATTATACTTTTATTGAGACTAAAAAGAATTTTAACTCAACTTATGATATAACTTGGTCATTTTCTTATTATTTACCAGCAAGTAGTATACAGAGTCATAATAATTATCAATTAGGCTTTTCTACTTTTTTAACTTCTTTATCATCTCCTATTAGTTCTTTACCAGGGCAGTATCTTGGAGATCAAGATCCATCAGTTACAGGTAACCCGCTTTTAACGGAATTTAGTTCTGCTTCTTCACAAGAAACATTACTAACCCAAGGAAGCGAAACTATTAACTTAGAAACGGGTATTCTTAGTGGTTCTTTAATAAAGATAGCTTTTGACTCTACAGGGCTTTATGCTATATCAGGAAGAGAGAGTCGACCTGGAGTAGGCTTAGAAACTGACTGTATTAGAGAGTCAATGGTTGTAAGAGATTTTGATTTAAATGTCATTGCCAATACTGCGTTATCTGCAATGTCTAGTTCTTTTGACACTCTAACAACGAATAAATGGAGAACGTTAAGATTTAGATATGTAAATCTAGGGAGAAAACTCCATGTAGACTTTCATGAACAAGATACCACAACCTTTACTACACTAACAACTTTAAATGTAAACTATAGTCTAGAGGACGTAGCTAATACAGGAAATATATTTATAGGATTTTCCTTATCTACACCTATTTCAACATCTAATTATGCATTAAGTGCTAAGAATTTTTATTTAAGGAACTTACATATTGAGGGCTATGAAAATGACACAGTTTTAACAGAAACAGTGACTACTCCACTTTTAAGTACGAATCCTAATACCCCTACTACTACTGTTAATAATATATCAGCATAAGTATGGCTACAACAACAACAACACCTGATCCTAACGCTAACCGCGTTGCACCTTTTGCAGATTTAAATTCTGCAAAGATACAAGCTACTACCCCGGCTCCTGTATTTAGATTTAGACAAAGCATATTTGCAAATCCATCAGTAGAAACTACTACTATCGCTGTATTTAACAAACCTATAGTTACTTCTACAACTACTACAACTACTACAACTTTAGCTCCTGCAATAACACTTGCTAATGCAAATGTAATTGGACACCAGCTAGGGAGTATAAAATTACCTACTAAAGGCTCTGGTGGAGTTCCTAATTCATTTAGCAATACTAAAGGTTCTGTAGAACTTTTATCTATAGGTGTAGATAAAGAAGTAATAGGTCCTTTGACTTTTGAAGTATACGATTTTTTTACAGAGAGATTAAATTCTGATCCTGTAAGGGTTGTTACGGGCGAGACTAGTGTTACAAACTGGGATAGTGATAAGCAAACAGGAGTAATATCAATTAATACAACTATTGAATGCAAGGCAGATCCGACTGCTAACGATGGTAGTATGGATCTACAAGTAGTAATAAGAGATAGTAATTTAAATACTCTCTACCATTTTATAAATGTAGAACAACCTGCTCAAAATATCACCACCACCCAGCAGCCAACATTAAACGGAGACAATCTTCTGAATACTGTGTTTCCATGGTTAGATGGGTCAGCAGATGCTGAAGATGCAAATGAATCCAGTAAAGATGAATTAGATAAAATTATACCAGATAATTCACGTGTAATAATAAGAGGTCCAGAGGTTCCGGTAGGTGATAATGAAGAAGTAATAATTGTAGATCAAAAGGATATTAGCATTGATATAAATAGTGAAGATAATTTATCAGTAACTAAGGAGACTTTAGATATTCTTTTAGATGATAACGCTGTAGTAGTTGTTAAGCCTACAATCACTACTACCACAACTACAAAACAACCAGATGATTTTGACGGTCAAAGTACATACACTAAAACTGAAACTACTGAAGAAGAAACAAAAGATACTACGTATGTTGTAGTAGTAGAGCCCAAGTCTCCTATACCCGTAACTCCTCCTCCAACTACAACAACGCCAAAATTAACTAACCCGTTTGTAAATCCAAATATACCAACTACTACTACCTTACCTGTTGATGATACACCAATTATCATGGTTGATACGTTTGAGAATATGTTTGGTACTACTCCTCCCGTTGTTACTACCACTCCTGTTGTTACTACCACTCCTGTTGTTACTACCCCTCCTGTTGTTACCACACCGGCTCCTCCGAAACCACCATCTAACATTGTAACTAATCAAGAGGAACTTATAGAAGCTATTAATATCTATTCTG